ATATCACGGAAATCATCGCTATCAATTAAGTTTTTAACCTTACGACCAAAACCAACAGCAAGTTCTGCCGTGTGTGTTGCTTGTATAATCTTTAAATCAGGACGCTTTCCCATAAGCCAAGAAGGAAAAAGATAACTCGCAAACTCAGATTTAGTATGTCTTGGCGGCATATTAACAATCAAACGCTTAATCTTGCCATCAGCCACTTGTTGCAGTTTATCTGCATATATCTTGTGATGTTTGCCCTCAATGAAAGACGGCCATATGCGTTTAACAAAATCCATATACAAATCTTGTGAAACCTTTTGTTTCTCAAGCATGGTCAAGCGTTCAAGCATGGGAGCTATCTTGGATAACTCATCATCACTTAAATACTCTGTGTATTCTAAATTCATTAACTCGCTGCTAAGAAGTCATCTACCGCTTTAATTAATCCACCATTAGCCATGCCAATCACACCACCTTTTTTAGCAGAAACAACTGGTCTTGCACTCACACCTGTAAGTTGCTCAATAAGTCTATTTAAATCACCAGCATCAAAAGTAACAGGTGTAGAACCTACAGAAGATGCTGTAAAAGGACTTTCAACAACAGTCGGCAACTGAGGTATTTCAGTTAAAGCCGTACCACCAATAACATTAGGCGGCAGATTAGGTTTGTCTACTTCTGGCTTTTTTGGTGTTAAGGGTCTAATGATTGGATCGGGGCCACTATCATCGCCACCTAATTGTTGATTAGGATCCATGCCCTCTACCAAATTTCCAAAATTGTCCTTTATGCCAATAACTAAGCCACTATCGTTTCTCACAATATTTTTTTCTGGCACATCACCTCTAGCCAATTTAGCTGCCATTCTATCTCTGCTAAATCTTTCAATGCCATCAAAAATTGAAGGCAGGCCAAATCTGCTAAAAAATGTTGGGTCATCGCCCTCACCAATTTTTCTTTGACCAATAGGAACATTACTTAAACGCTCTATGTCAACTAATGTCTTTGGTGATAAAGTTCCAAATTTTTCTTCTTCTTCCATAATTTTATCTGCATCAAAAACATTTTGACTGCCTAACGGCCTTCCCATTGTTGACGCTTTTAAATTTTCTAAAGCGGGTGCAATTCCAACACCCATAGATTGTGCTGCAGCATCTTTGTCTTGTTGTGCTCTTGACCCAAGACCTAATAATTGATCTCTTAGTGCATTTTTTTCTCTTTGATCAACTATGTCTAATGCAGTATCAAAATCATCTCCAACTCTACTAATCTCGTCAAAAGGTCTTGATCTCTCGCCTTGTGCAAAGTTAGCCAAATCATCACCAAAAGTAACTGGACCTAATGCTCTGCCTCTTTCTGTTAACACATTTTGCTGCAATGCTTTTTCTGTGTCTGACAAAGGTCTGTCATCAGCTTTAGCTTGCCGTATGGTATTAGCCACTGCATCACGCAATGCTTGTATTTCTGACTTTGGTGAAGTTATAGGATCTTTATTGAATCTTGACGCAACACCTGGAAGACCTGCAAGAGCTGGACTGCCTATTCTTGGATTACCCACTAATCCAGGAGCTTTTATCTCTAAAAAATCCTTTGGTTCAGTTAATAAACTTTTTCCTAAATCTAAATCACCTAATATACTTTCAACTTTTTTGTCATCTTCAATATCTACTGTATTTAAAATAGCTTTCTGAACAGATGGTGCTACATTTCTTATGCCAGCCTCATACTTTGCTTGTATGTTCATAATATTCTGCATATCGCCAATGTTGAGTTTATCGCCAGCCTTTTTACCAGTTAAACTCTCAAACTCAGATAATCTGTTTTTGTTATCATCTGATGGGTTAAATTTATTAAAATAATCCCCAACTGTTAAGTCTTGGTTTTTGTCTTCCGCACCTCTTATCTTTGATCTAAAATCTCTAGCAATACCTCTCATTGCAAAACTTGGAGATCTAAATGCAGTAAATCTTGGGTCTAAAGCGTTTTGCAAAACACCAGCAGAAAAACCACCAGATTTTTCTAATCCCACATTTGTGCCTGCAGACGCTTGTGCGTCATCTTGAAATATATCTTCGGATGTAAAATCTGTCGAGCGTTCATCCTCTAAAGCTTTTTGAAATTCCTCTTCAGTGCCCCCTGTGCCAGCAAAATTGTCACTATCGTCACCAGAAAAACTAAAATCATCTGTTACATTGCCAGAGTCATCCACACTAAAATCGCCTGATGTATCTTGTGAAAAATCATCAACCTCACCTCCAGTAAACATCATTTGAACTGGCTGGTTAAATATATCTATATTGGATAAAGCGGGTGCCAAGGGATCAGCAATGACACCCTGTAATGGTGCCATACTTGGAGGATTGAGTGATGTAGCACCATTCATTGACCTTAAAAAACTGTTAAAAGTGCCTCTACTGTCTGCTGTTGTGTCTAATTTTACCTGCGGTGGCTGTGCAGGGGCTGCGGGGGTCGGCATAAACCCACCCATAGGTCCATTTGCCATCAAATATCTCCAAAAAAGCTTCTTAAAAAGATATTAACCCACTAACTCGCTTTTTGCAACAGCATTGTCATCTCTCGATTGCTCTGGTCAAGCAATCTTGATACCCAAATCTCGTCTTGACGCTTTTTGGCCTCGCCTAACGTCTGCTCTATGGCATTGCAAAGCTTCCAAATGCGTTCTTCTTCGTATTTTGTTATTGGTTTTTTGGTTTCATCAAAATTTTTGACCTCTTTTGATGCTTTTTCGTCTTTTTTGGTGTCGGCGTGGTATAAAACTGCAAATTTGACTGCTAATGGTATTCGATTTTGGTTGGATTCGTAGCAACGATACCCTCGTTCACTTAATCCTAACTTTTTGGCCATGTCTATCTGGCTTAATCGTAGTTGTTGGCGGTAATCTTTCAATATCTCACCAGTCCAATCGCTATAACTGTTGTCGCTTTTTTTCATTCTTGCCTCACAAGTATTCTGTTATCTATTAAATCTTCTACCAGCTCCTCATCAGAGCCGTACCTCATGGGTTTGCCAGACCAATCACACGCTGACTCAGCAAATCCTTTGCGAAAAGATGCCGTATCAGGGTAGAACGCCTCGGTATCAGCAAATAACTTCTTAACAATCTGCTTAGAGGTGCCCTCATAGGTTCTCTCGGGCATCATGTCCAGGATATACTTAGTCATAGTATGGTTGTAGGTTATGATTGCCTAAAGGTCAAGAAATTTTTTTATAAAATTTTTTTGGACATCAAGTTTCAAACAACTGGGGGCTGTTTGAGGAGAACTCGGCGAAACGGCGACCAGTATAAAATTATATAAAAAAAGGGGGGGCATATGGTACCGCCCCCCCGAATCTTTTTTGAGAATAAAGACTCTATCTTAGAGTCTCAATTCTATTTTCAAAATATGTTTTTAAGTCATTACTAATATCAGCAAATACAGAATCAGTAATTGTATAATCTGTTGAGATATTGCCGTTACTCATTCTTAATAATGTTTCACCATTATTAATCTTATAACCATTTAAATCATATTGTTGATTAGACTCGCCATTGGCGAATCCGTATGAATGTTGCGTATTACAAATAACTGCCTTTTGTGTTCTATACCTTGCCTTAATAGTATTAACAGTTCGTCTAATAGACCTAGCGTCATTAATGTTGCATTCTTGCATTAATTCCCTTGTAGTCGCTCCATTAGGTCGACTCGCTAATTCATAGAACTTGTAAAGCTTTGTTCTAGGTCTAAAGATATTAGACATAATAAAAGACTCTGATTCACCATGATTAAAGACTTTGACTCTATGGTTGTATGAATGATTAATCATACCAAGCATTAAATGAGTCCATCTGTTAATCTTATCGAATGAAAGAGTTCCGCTATGTTGTCTAATTTCTACAGTATTTTTTGGTAAATAAGTTTTATTTAAATTAACGCTATAAAACTTATTATAATAATTATTGCTTCTATCATTGGTACCATTAATAGCTTTCATTAACTCTTCAATAGTTGAAGCATTTTTAATGCTATCTAAACAATCGATATGAATTGGTTTACACATTCTATTAAAACGCCTTGAATTAGGAAGCATAGAAGATAATAAAGCTTGGTTTTTAGTGTACTTATAAATAAAGTCTTTTGTGACTTCAAGATTCAGCATTTCATTAGTTGATTGATAATAAAAATTTCTATCAAGTTTGAATCTTTCAATAGAATTATTAAAGAATGATTCTTGAGATTCTGTAATAGGTCTTAATCCAATGTGTACATGATGTCCGCAACTCTTATTGACTGATTGATTAAGAGTTGAATCTAAATAACTATAAAACTTTTTAAGAAAGTTATTTGTATAAGGTGATCCAATTTCTAAAGGGGGGAGTCTTAATTCACATCCTCCGCCGTCAACATATTCATGAGTCACCTTATTAGCTAAGAAACTATATTCTTCATGATTCCTTAGTGTACTTGCCATGTCATGATCTCTTAGACCTTTTAACTCAATCTCAAGTCCCATTGCGAGTCTTAAGCTTGTTGTATTTAGTAGTTGATTGTATATTGTATTGTTCATAATTTTACCTTTTGTTTATTGTTTTGTTGTTGTATTAATTCATAGCGAATCAATATATAGATTATTGCATTTATAGGTAATCAATGCAAGGAAATAATGTTCGCATTTATTTAGATTCCAGCTCTTTTTTTCCAGCTAATTTTTAAGATTCCAGGAAATTTTTTGGCTATTTTGCTAGGTTGTTCGCATTTTCGCTTGGAAAACCAGGCAGGGTAAATCCCGATCCCGACCCGATCCCGACCCGAATTAGCCCGACAGGTCCCGAGCCCGACCCGAAACACCGAACAATTGTTACCAGTTTTATCCAGCAGGCACAGCTGCCTCCAGGCACAGGTCCCTGCAGATGCAGAAAAAGCGAACAATTATTCGCTTAAAAAATCCCCAGTCCTGGCTGTGCAACACAAATTAGTTCATTATTTATTTGACTAACAGGCAATCATTGACTAATATATATGTATGTTGATTCGCAAGAGTTAGCAGAAACAAACAAACAAAACGAAAGGAAACACTATGAAAATCAAGACAACCTTAAATGCTACTATGCCTGAGTGGGCTGAAATTAGTTGGGAAGAGTTTAATAAAATGCTTTTCAACGAGTTTAATAGTCCTGAAGCTATTAGGATTAGAGAAAAAAATGACGAAGATGTTATTGTTGTAAATTTTGATTTAGAGTTTACAAATGTGCATAACGAAAACTGTTGTGTTGAAATCTCTATTGATAATGAATATTGCGATTATCGTATTTCTTGCTTTACTCAATTACCTTGTGGCAGTTGGGAATATTGCAAGGACTTTGAACAAGACGCTAAAACACCAAAAAGATGTATTGAGATTATTAAAGAGCATCTCTGTACACCTTACGCAATGTTAATGGAAGAGGAGAAAGTATAATGAGAAATAATCCTAATGATTTATCCAATCAAGTAATCGCTAAAATTAAAAAGTGGTTACGAAGTGAGGTTAAGGAAAACAACAAGTACACCTATGATGATTACAACGACTTTGATGATTTAGATGTTCATCTGTTTCGTGGTCGTTCAGAATGTGCAAGTGGTTTACTAAAGCAAATTAACAAGTGGGAGAAAGAATAATGTTCTGGATGTTCTTAATTAATACGCTTGGCATCTTGATGATGTGGGTGGCGTTTTGGTTCTTACTTATCATTACATAGAAAGGAGGTAGCACTTCAAAAAGACTCCAGCTTCTGCTGGAGTTTTTTTTGTTCGGAATCAGGTACAGCAGGTTCAGCTGGGCGAAAAAAAAACGAACAATTGTTCGTATTATGGAGGCAGCAGGTACAGCAAAGTTGGAAAATGGTGTCCTGGCAGCGAGGCTCGAAGGGATGCCCAGACCCGATCCCGAACAATTGTTCCCCGAAACCCGAACCAGGCCCCGGGGCGGCGTGCCCAGCTGGGCGTAAAGCGAACAATAGTTCGTTTCAGGAGGCAGCAGGCTGGGCAACCAGGCCTGGTTCCTGTACAAAGCGAACAATTATTCCCAGTTTTGGAGGCTGCAGGTCTGGGCACTGGGTCAGGTTATAGCGAACAATGATTCGTTTTGCCGACCCAGGCAGGTCAGGACCCGAACAAAAAAAACCCCGAGCCGTGAAGCTCGGGGCTTGAGTTTCCAAAGTGTACTTAATGACAGCTTACATGGTCACCCTTCCTGCACACATCCGAACAACGGGGGTGCAAAACTCTAAATATATCTCTCCTTTAGTGCGTAGCCATCACCATAAAGCACACTCGCCAACGTGTAGACCATATGAAAACCCATATCCATCCCACAACCTCCAACGCCAACAGCGTTAGTTTTGTCTTTGTATGCCCACTTGAGGACTTTGGCTACATGATAAGAATAATAAGAAACTTTATTATCCTTAATACCATGGACTGAGATATGTCTATACATCCCACTCCTTGAAACTTGCCTAATTACTAAATAAACAGTTGACCCTTTTGGGAAGTTGTCTTTTAGTAACTGCGTTGAATACTCAACAGTGTTAATTTGTAGTTCGTTCATAATTGACTCCTTTTGTTTTGTTTGTCCTTATATATATAAGTAATGATTGCCGATATGTCAACAACTAATTTAAATTTTTTTTATTTTTTTTCACCAGCTGTATCTACCTGGGCAGCTTCAGGAAAGCGAACAATTGCTCGTGCTGTCTTCAGGACGGAGGCGGCTGCTGGATCTGGGTACAGGGCCTTCAGCTGCGTAACCGAACAATTGTGCCCAGAATCCCGAGCAGCAGGGGACCCGAGCCTCCCTGGAAGTGGCTGCTGTCAGGTACAGGCCGAACAATTGCACGCAATCCCGACAGCTGCATCACCTGCTGGACCCCGACAGCCCGAACAATTATTCGTTTTCTGGGCAAGAAGCAGGCTGAGCAGCCTCCCGACACCGAACAATTATTCGCTTTTCGCAGCAGGTACCTGGGATGCCTGGTTTAAACCCGAACAATCATTCGGTTTGGCAGCCAGACCAGGTACGCATCAACCCCGAAAAGCGAACAATGGCTGGTTTCTGCGGGTTTAATGGTAGACCGAAGCCCGATGAACCAGGCACTAAACCCGATCCCGAGGCTCTGGGCAAACCCGAACCCGACTGACCGAAGCACCCCCGCAAGTGTTTCTGCTATTTTGTGGGCGTTACATTATCATGTTCTATCTCTAATGGGTCGTTATGGGTCTTTGTGGCTACTTTCATGCGTTTCTGGGCAACTGTTTGAAATTCCTGTAGTTTTTCCAGTATTTGCTCTCTTGTCATGCTATCTGTTTGTTCATGTAGTACATGAGCCTTGTTTACAAGCAGTCCTGTGGCCTTTAAACGCAGTTCTTCAGCCCGAATAGCCTCACCGAACTTACCGCTCTCCCACGCCTCATTTCTGATCTTCAGCAGATCCCGCACCGACTTCTCAATCGTTACACCGAACCTTGTTCGGTTTTCCTCACGCATCTCCTGAAACCTTTCCTGTACAACTGGGTTTCGAAGCAACCGAACAGCATCTACGCCAGGGTTAGCATATCCAGCTCTTCTCGCTGCCATTGTTTGCGTCATATCTTTGTGCATGAAGTTATCAAGAAAAGCTTGTTGTTTATCGGTCAATCTTTTCTGACCCGATAGTCGTTGTTCTCGTGATAAATTTTCTCCAACTTTAGGCATAGTTTTTACTCTCTTTCGCTATGGTTACATATGGGGTATGGGGCGGGTTACTTACCGCCCCCCTATACCCCCTTATAGGGGGTAAGTTCGGTAAGTTGGTAAGTACCAATAAAATCAATGACTTACAAGCCATTATGAACTTACCATGACAAGCGGTAAGCTCGGGAAGTGAGCTAAAAAAACTCAATGATATCAAACACTTGCTACTTCCCGTCAATTTTACTTCCCGTGGTAAGTTGGTAAGTGTAAGTAAATTACTCATAAATGACCAGGATTTTTTCGTTATTTGTTCGCTTAAACCAGCTGCCAGCAGGTGTACTTTCGTACCCTAATTTTGTCATAGTTTCGTGACTCATAACATAGCAATAATGACAATCCTCATCACCCGTGCCAGCTTTTTTAAAACAATTAAGTTTGTGGTTTACATCTAAGTCCATGACTTGAGTAATACCTTTTTCTACTGCACAACCAAGACAGATGGTTTTGTTGTTCAAAACCACCTCTCGGTTGCGTAAGATTTGCTCGTTGCAATTCGTGCAACGCACCATATCACGCTTTAAATCTAGGAAATCCATCTTCATCTTCCTCGAATTTGACGATTTGACCTAATTTAAAATCGCTGAAACCAGGCTGATTGTCCAGGACACCAATACCATTAAGGCTATCGCCTTGTGATACTTTGACCCACATACGCTCAAATTGAATGCCACGTTGACGACCATAGTCGTTTACGGGGAATCTGACCTTTGAGTAACCATCAACCATAAACTGCTCATCTGAAGCCAAGCCTACGTTTTTAGGCAACGACACCATGCCATTACCTAAATCTTCGTAAGCCTTAACCTTATTGGCTCTTCTTTGCTTTCTATTCATCTTTATTCTCCCACATTTTAATAATTGGGGCATTGTAAAGCTCTGATTGTCTTTCAGCCTCTTTCATAGCCTTTTTGAACGGAACTTCAAAGGCTCTGCCACTTGTCATTCCGCTACCATTTCTTTCCCAAGAAACAAGAGAAACATTGTATTTTTTACCTTCCCAATGTTTCTCAACTCTAACTTCATATGCACTCATTAGCTACCTACCTTTCTGAATACATCTAATTTGTTTTTCTGCATTTGATCAGCTTCATGTACTGCCCAATTAAGATAATCTTTGTCTAAAGCAAAGTCATCATAACCCTGGGCAATCGTGTTGAAGTAAGCGGCGGGCGGCAATCCCACACCTTTTCTACGCATAACATAGAACATAACTTTCTGACCTTTAAAGCCAGGTACATCAACCTTGAGCTTAATCTTCTTATACAAGTAAGGATAACCCTCGAATCTATCTAAGGATTTCTCACACTCTTTTGTAATCTGCCATAAGCCAATAGGAACCTTTGCGTCTTTATCTTTAACAATGTCTGCAACACCATTAAAGACAAGTCTGTAACCCACAAGGTTAAAGCCAAGAATGGGCTTCGCTTGTGGGCAACGTACTTCCATATTTGCCATATTTAGATTAGCACCATAAGCACCATACAACATTACACATTCTCCTTGTTGTTTACAAACTTGAGAACTTCATCCCAATCATTTGTATGAAGTAAGGCATTGCCCTCTGCATATTCTTCTGCATTAGTAACAGAATACTTATTCCAAAGACCTTCAGCATCACGGGTTGCATCATCGCAAACGAAAATTTGAAACCCATTGAAACCAAAGCTTGGCGTTACATCATGGTGGTAAGATAAAGACACCCACTCTTCTGGAATATCCACATCTAACTTAACATCAGGATGTGTATATTTAGGATTGCAAGCGTCATTCTTAAGACTATTTTTTAAATTATTCATAACATTATTCCTTTCATTAAAATTGTTATACTGTATATATAAGCAATCATTACCTATATGTCAAACAATTTTAATTGTGGTTTTACATTTTTTATTCTTGCCTTGGCAATTTCGTAATATTCTTCTTCTTTTTCTATGCCAATAAAGTTGAACTCCTCTTCTCTAGCGGCCATTCCTGTTGATCCACTACCCATAAACGGATCCAGAACCAGTCCTGCTTTCGGGGTAACTAAGCGAACAAGATAACGCATCAGCTCGACTGGTTTAACTGTTGGGTGCGTATTGTTCGCTCCAGCGTTTCTTTCTGCCTGGTTTGTTTTCGCCGTGTAAAAGTATCTCGAGCTAACATCAGGAAACACATCTTCAACCACACAGCTACCATCGTGCATCACATTGGAAGGAAAGCGTCCCTTGGGATCAGCATCTGCGAACATATCTGGTTTAAGGCCACTGTTGTCATCACTCCAGACATTTTGTTCGCTTCTGGGCTGCCGACTGGTTGTTTTGCGAACATTAATTCGGTCCTGTTCTCCTCCCCTGAAGAAGTTGTACGCCTGTGCATCGGTCCTGTCAGGGCGAACAATATCATCATCTGGTTCACATTGAACCCGACAATCATCAATGTTTATGCCCCCGACACCATGCTTCAATACGTTGTCAGCTACCGATTTTTGGTCGATTGGCTTTCGTGCCAATACTATAGGCTCGTGAGCTGGTTTGAGTGCCGTGCCCCAACCTTCCCATTGTGAGTTACCTTTTGTTACTGTTTCAGTTCCATACCCAAAAATAGCTTTATTGTTTTTGTTCGCTGGATCTGCTGTATATCCAACGCCTTTGTTGATAGCATCTTGTACACTTCCTCTTTCAATAGTCCCAATTACTTTACGCTCATTACCCTGTATCTTATCTATTTGTTTGCCAATGTTGTGACTTTTAGGAAACCCGCTGCCATATAGCCAAATACACTGGTCACGAATTTCAAACCCAGCATCTTCGATAGCAACAGCCATCCTATGGTATGTCCTGGAGCCACTAAATGCTATCAAATGGCCACCAGGTTTTAACAATTCAAAACATTTACGCCAGGTGTCAACCTTGAACGCTATATCGCCGCCATCCCATTCTTTGCCCATAAAACCCTTTGATGCCCTGGAAAACGCACCATCAGTACCGAACTTAGCTGGTGCCGATCCTTCTTTGCCAAACCTATCTACTATTGATGTTAGATGATACGGCGGATCAGTCACAATGCTATCAACCGAACATTTCTTCATACTGTCCATTACAACCAGGCAATCGCCGTTGTATATTGTGCTACCTTCAACAACTATTTCCATCTAATCTCCTGTATTCTATTTTAATCCCGAACTCTTCAGCTATCTCCATGCCTTTTTGCATACCCGAAGAGATGCCTTTATCTGTATAAACTGCCATTAGATCAGCACACCGATACCACTCAAAAGCCCGCTGCATACCCATCATTCGCTGCTGCGGTATAGTATCATCAAGTATTTGTGTATAAAGAAGATGCGAGGCAAATGGGGCTTCGCCTCGCTTTAAAGAGTCGCCCATACATTGTCTTGCATAAGCGATATTACTTTTAACATCACCCATATAGGGTGATTCTATTATAACTAACATTATGTTGCTTTCAAGCAAGAAGCTGAAACATCATAACCATCTGGTTTATCACCAAATTCTTTTTTTAGCCTTGCAAGTACCAATTTTCTGCTATGGTCAATATCATTATCACAACTCTGTTGTGTATAATATTCAACCTGACTAACGTGCCATGTGCATTTTGTTTGTCCACCCATATATCTAGGTCCTTCGACCCAGATGACACAGATCATTAGAAACATTTTAACCATTCAACTACCTTCCTATAATACCGAACAACAATGTTTGGTTTTTTGTGAATTGTAGTAGCTTGAATATGTAACTTTAAATATTTGTGATTCATATTACACTCCATTGATTGCTCCTAAATTATCCTTAAATTCAACACCATAATCAACAATAATCCCACTATCGGTTTGTTCTTGTTGTCTGATAAGGTCTTCAATATATTCATGGCCATGTTCGCCATAAGTCTCTTTGACCTTACCCAAAGCTTGTTGATTGGTTAGTCCATCGTCATTAAGTAAAGAGCCATAATACTCTTCAATTTCAACTAAATGATTGTTTTGATAAGCTGTCATAATTATTCTCCTTGTGCTTTATTTAGTTTGTATTCAGTTTGTTTTGTGCCATAAGCCTTATTACCGACCTTTTTGGCTTTAATCCAGGTACGCTTGGTAACATTACCAAACCTATCCCGATACCTTCTCCAATGGCCACACCTCCAATGTTCGCATTTCGGCGATCCATGACCAGTAAATTCACGCTCATATTTTTGAACGCCTCGTGGTTTTGGAAGCTCAATAGTCATTAAAGAATATTCGTTAAATGGAATCCTTTGACCCCTACTAATGTGTTGTAACTTTGTCGTTCCTCTTGTTTTTTTCTTATAAACAATGTGATCAAAGTTAAACATAGCCAAAGCAGCAATCAAAAATTTAATCTCACCATTAAAAAATTGATAACTTAAATTAAATCCGTCTTTCTCTACCTTATCATCAGGCTTTTTATTAGCTTTAAGATGTTCTGCTGATACCGACCACTGCATACCATAACTATCGGTATACCAAAGCTTTGAACAAATAGAAGCAAAGTCACCTTGCGAAGCAACTCTATGACAAATACTTTTGTTATAGCCTCTGCCAACTAATGAATGTCTGCCATAAATAAAACCTCGAGGTTTCATAATCTCAGAGAGTTCTTCAGTTCTTTGCTCAATACCTTTTGCAAAACGCTCACTGTAGTAATGAAAGTAATCTTCGCCAAAAAAAGAAATGCCTGGAATTGTAACCATATCAGTTCCATTAACGTGTTTTTGTTCATATCTATATTTATAAATTGGAGTAAAGTTATATATTTTGTCTTTAATCTGTTTCACTCTTTTTTCAAAATCCATTTCTTTATCAGAAACATTGACAATACGAACAGATTTAGGTGAGGTAAACCACTTGTCATGGGATAATTGACCAGCTCGTGTACCATCATCATTTTTATCAGTAAGAAGATACCAAGGCATAAATTCAGTTGTGTCATCATCCGAAGTAACATGATAACCTTTCCTTGTTTTTTCGGAAGTGTTTAAGTACCTTTGATCGATAAATGAGATTAAAGCTGGATATTGTGTTGCATAAAATTTCTTGTACGCTCTAAACAAAGCTTTTTCATTAAACTCAATAAACATATTTGGAAATGGTGGCTTTGCTAACTCAATAGCTTTCTTAAAAGCTTCAGGCTTAACCATAGATGCTTGTACTAAGTTGTATAATAAAGAATCGTCAATAACAAATTTCTTTGATTGAACCAGTTGCACACGAAGTTTTTGCACCATGCCATGTGCATACTTATGGCTAATAAATTCACCTAAATTTCTTTTTGGATTCGATAATGCAGCAATAAGTTCGCTTGCCATCATCGGTTTATCAATCGTTTGTTCTGTCATATTATTCCTTTCATATGCTAGTATAGGATAGTTATATAGGAAGTCAATGCCAAATGTCAAATAAAAAAAGACCCAGATTTCTCTGGGCCTTTTCAACAAACAATTTTTAAAACAAAAGGAGTAATCTTACGATTACTTTCTTTATAGTGTATATATAGGTCTTTATTACCTTTATGTCAAGACATATCATCAATAATACTTGAAGAGTTAACATGAGTTGGATTTCTGCGAACTCTGCCCACATCATTTTCTTTCAACGCTCTTGGGTCATCTTCGAAAAAAGCCTCCTCTTCAATATAAACAGATGGCTTCATCACAGCCAAAGTGTCTTTTTTAGGTGAAAATTTATTAGTATCAGCACTCTCACATTTATCACATAAAGGTTTATTTTTGTTTTTAATTTTATGTGCAAGTATTAATCTAGGACAGGCAGAACATCTTTCATACTTTCCAATCATAATCTACCCCGTACATTCTCCGCCATCTTTTTGACACAAATAAGCTTCGTTGTTAAATATCCAATCTTGCTGTGCATTTACAAAATTTGCAAATGTTTTTAATGGTCTACGTCTTTCAAAATTTTTACCAGTTCTTTCTTCTGCATCTATCCACCACTTAGCAAGCTCTGGATGGTCTCGTATCATTGACGCTATTTGTGATTCAGACTTAAGAAAACATAAATCACAATTACCTTTTATTGTTTTCCCCTGGACAACTGGTAAATTTAATTTAAAAGGCTGCTTCTCCCAAAACTTTTCAACATGATAGATAGAGTGATTAGCCTCAACCATTGGGTAATGCGAATAGCTGCCATGCCTAAACCCCTCTTTGGCTCTATGCTTTTCGTCTGACCTTATGCCCATAATGTTATGCCATTTTTTCCAACCCAGACTTCGTAAATACTTTGCTATGGTGTCTCGTTTCAAGCTACCTGTACAAAACCTTTGTAAAGGATTAGGCAATCGTTTGTGCTTATTTATAAGCTTATCAAAAGGCTCACCATTACGACTAGCTGAATTATGAGTAACAATTTTAAATATATGTTTATTTTGTTCGCTTAAATCATATTCCAACCAGATAACCTGCACACCCCAGTAAACCGAACAATCATTCACAAACTGCAGCGTTTCTGGCATCTCTCGACCAGTATTTGCAAAACAAATCTTTACATTATCAGGTAGTCCATTGTTATAATCCATGATTTGTTTAAGCATAAACGCACTTGTTCTGCCCCCGCTAAAAGATATGACTGCATTATTATCAGGTAATTTATACATTATCCCTCGCTGTTTCTGCCTCATACTCACCACGACTCATAGGGCCATCACAAGCACCAAGCCATTTACGACCACCACTTACACTAAAAGAATATTTTGCCAAATGACCCTCTTGTATTAACTCTCTTACTAATGAGTCTAACATTCTTTGTGTGCAGTTGTTAAGAACCTTTGGTGCATCATGGTCTGCACTCATACGCTGCAACAATGCGTCTGCACCTGACTGTTGTGTCATTGCTCTACCTTCATTCTCACAAATCGTAATCCAGGTCATAAGAGCAGATTTCTTAATCTCTCTGTTGCTGCCAGTATGTAGTCTTTGTATTTCTTCACTCTTATCAACAAGCAATCCACTAAACATATCTCTTATAAAATGTCTTATTGCTCTATTGGCTGGACCATTTGATTTAACGACTGCACCATCAAAACATCTGTTTCTTTGATAATCTATGCCTAAATCTTGACATCTTCTACGTCCTGTAGCTTCGTCAACTTGCCATAATGCGAAAGCACAACGCACACCATCAACTAATGCTGACGTGCCTCTAATCATGTTTCTTGCTTGTTCTGGCGTGCTTACCACTAAATCTTCTTTTACCTTAGTCATGTGATGACACATAATAACAGACGCACCAGTTTCTGTTGCAATCTGTGCTAATAGTCCTGTAAGAGCTGCACCCGCCGCTGGATCAGCATTGACATCAGCATGAACAAAAGAAGCCAAAGGATCAAATACAATAAGTTTCAAATCATTCATTTGCTTAATTTGTTCGTATAATTTGTCAAATTCTTCACTGGTTCTGTAACCTTCATGTGTTTCTTGCATAATCGGAAATACACCACCAACATTAGGCAAACTCACGATTCGCAGTTCATGTTTAAAACTGCTTCTATCATTTAATTCATCTAATCGTTCAACCCTTCTGTGCATTTCATCTTCATCATCTTCAGCCGTGAATATGATTGCATTACCAAACTCGTTTATAGTTCCTCCAAACGCAGAAGACATAGGCTGACCACTTGATATCTTCATAGCTAAATCTAGTGTCATCATCCCTTTACCAGCGTCACCAGCTGCAGAAAATATAATCGGTACACCCAAGGGTAGTGTTTCTCCAATTAAAAATTTCTGCTCTGGTGCCTGGCCTACAAACCTATTAACAAGCAAAGAGTCGTCAAGTAAGTTTATATTTTTTTTAACTTGTTTTACGTTTGTGTTTAAAAACTGATTGATGTCAAAATGTTCAGCAATAGCGTCAACGACATCCCATCTTTCTGGCTTGCCCCTTGGAGGTGTAAGCATAGTTACAGACTTTGCATTTGCGTTCATGGCTAGGTCTTGAACTAACTCTGCAACTTTTTTACCAGCAGTATCATTGTCTGGCCATATAATTAACTCTTTGTCTTGCAATGGAGAAAAGTCAAATAAGTTTGCAGACTTCCTGGACAACATACCCGCACCACCCATAGTGCAAGTTGCTGTGTAACCAAGTTCATTTAAGGCATCTGCACATTTCTCGCCCTCGACCCATATAATTTTTTCTGAAGCTATAATGTTCGGTATATTATACAGAGGCCTTACGTCTGGCATCCTTGGATAATTACTTTGACCTGTAAACTGTCTAAATTCTTTTTTTGGTTTACCATGTCCGTCTAATACAGGATTACCCTCCTGGTCAACAGTATTGTATCTGCGAACAAGACAGAGTATCTCTCCGTGTGCATTTAAATATCTATGCTCACTATCATATGGTGTATTAATATTTATTTGCTCTTTCATCTGTGTATTAATAATAGGTGATACTATATCTTCAACAGGTCTGTTATCAGATACATAATCAGCAAAATATTCTTTGACCTCTGATAATTTCATATTTCTACCTTCCATCATAATTTTGACAATGCCGCCCACGCCATCAGAACCATTAAAGTCTTGACCTTTCATAAAGTATGGAGAACGGGGATTAATATCTATTTTTAAAGACTTACCCGCTTCGCCACTTAATGACCCAATGGTAAATAAATTACCTCGCACAACACCATTTGGATATGTTTGTTTCAATATCTCTATTTGTGTATGAGCTGGCACGCTATCACTAATCAAATCGACCAGTTCTCTTGCTGACATAGAGTGTTTTTTATTGCCAAATTTTACTATATTCACTACCATCTCTCCAGGGTATGGCGATACTTTGCTACCTTCTGTGTTGTCATGCCCCTTTACTCCAACACGTTTCTGTAAATTGACAAAATCTACAATCAAACATATCTTTTGTTTGAGATATTCTTGGTAGCATCACATTTTGTTCTGCTGCTTTTAATATATCAACCGCCCTATCACTTGCGTACTGAGCCAATCCTTGATTGAAAGGCACTAACTCATAATATATTTCACTTGTATTTTTATTAATAACTGTAAACAAACACGGATTATCTGTCAGCTCCATGTAAGCCTGATACAAAGCCACTTGCACTTCATAAGTATGATTTGCCTTAATACCTTTGAATTTAAAATCTCTGAACTTTTTATCATTACACGTTTTACACTCCCATAGCATAGGATAAGGTGTATCTAATGGACCGCCACATATAACGCCATCAATGTGTCCTTTTATTTTTTCTTCAGCAATCGCAAAACCAAATTGTTCGCCATTGGCATCCATGGTCCTTAAATCAAAACCAGCGTTTCTGATCCAACCAGCCATAGTGTTCTCTAACTCATGCCCCATCTGAAATATACGATATGTTTTTGCGTTAAAAGCTTTGCCTTCATCTGGCTCTTGACCTAAAAACATATATTGAATCTTCCTGGCACATTTATCGCCTAGAACAGAACTACCTAAATATCTTCTTTTAGGTTCTCTTTTGTTTTTTTCTACAATCTTGTTATCAATTAAATCTTCAAAAGAGTGCGTCTTGCTGCTCGGTATCTTCATTTTGTCCATGGACATATTTAAGAAGTAATTTATCGAGTTCTTGTTTTGTATATTGTTCATCTTCATCTACCTTCTTTGAAAATTGCATGATAAGTATTGTTGCCTTAATTTCTTCTTCTGTAAATTCATTTATTTTTTTGTTCCAACCTATCCTATTAAATAGTTTTGTTAAATTGTCTAATGCACTGTGTCCGATGACTGGGTAATCCATTCTGCATCTCCTATAGTTTCTTGGACATATAAATGTCCATCTAAAATTTTCTCTCCCTCAAAATGAGCTGTAAAATATACAGATAAAACCTCATTTTTGTTTTTATCAATGATGTCTTTCATTGTATCTGCAACTTTATTTGATAACTCTTGTGGATCAGAAGAAAATGAAAAAGGCAAATAAAGACCACCTTGCTTCGTTTTCTCAACACCAACTGAGTTCTCTTCGTGTAAATAATATTTAACGTGTAGTCTTGCCATCTTTTGCCTCCGCCCATAAAGCACCATAACCAATTGTATCTATCGGGTTATCTACGTTTCTTTTATCTTGTGTGCCTCTAATAAGTTTTAAAGCTATCATTAAGACATACATATCATCTTCAACTAAATCTTCTTTAAGTTTTTTTCTCCATAATAAATTCATAACTTGAGCAAAAGTTTCGTGTGTGTCTTTAGCATCCCCATGAGTTTTTGCTCTAGCTCCATTAATTAATAGTTCTGCTTTTTGTAATGCTTCACTACGATTCACTTTTACCTCCTTCGTAATAATGTAAAATTTTGTCATCAATTGCTTTTTTATTCCACAAGTAATTTAACCAACAAGCAGCCTTGTACTTGTTCCAACTAAAATCCATTGGTCTAATAAACACATCATGTCTTGCTAATGCCTCTCTTTGTTTAGGTGAAACAGCTTGACCTAACCATCTTTTACCTTTCTTAGCACCATCACTATCCTCAATACCTCTTAGAAAGTCATCAGCAGCTGCAATGGTTTGTTCTTTAGTTCCAACACTAATAACTCTGACACGACCTCTATCACGCTTTACAACGCATACAGAGATGTCATCTAAATGTGCTACTAATCCAAATCCGTTAAATCCACTAGCCATCATGCAAACCTCATTCTCAAACAAGTCCAACCATCTAAATGGCGATCTATCAATTAAATCAACCTCTGTCATCGTAAAGTTCTCTAGGGATTCTTTTTCCTCTCCGCCAAACTCATGCCCACAAATAGGACATTCACGACTTGATAGAGGGATTTCAGACTGACACTCTGGGCAAATCTTTAAAGGTGTGGCACCAGCATTTAAATGTGCATCTCCATCAAGATTAACGCCTTCATCTAAAGATCCATGTGTAAGAACGCTTGTGCCAAAATCTAAAACAATACAGTCTTTTTTAATTAGTCCAGGGTATTCTTCCTGACTAACAGTTCTCAAACCACGGCCAATCATCTGTACCATTGTTGATTTATATGAACATGGTCTAGTTAATACAATACAGCTAATAGGTGGTGCATCGAACCCCTCGGTCAATACTGCTACATTTACAACAACTTGCACATCACCATGTTCTAAATCTTTTAAAATCTGTTTTCTTTCTTCTGCTGGTGTATCTCCAGTAACAATCTCAGCTCTAATGTTAGCTCTTCTAAATTCATCACATACATCTTGTGCATGATTAATTGTGCTACAAAATACTACTGTTTTTCTTGTTTCAGCTTTGTCTTGCCATTCAGCTACAATCTTTTCGTTGATTGCTCTCTTGTTCATAATCTTTTCAACTTCTGACATATCGAAGTCTGTGACTGTTTTGCGAACATTGGCTAAATCTTTTTGCACACCTACATCAATAACAAATGTTTTAGGCGGTACAAGAAAACCCTCTCTAATTAATGTGCTGATTTCAATTTGATGTGAGCAATTGGTAAAAACTTTCTTTAAACCTTTTTTGTCTCCACGATTAGGTGTTGCAGTAAATCCAACAATCTCAACTGAATTGTTAGCTTCTTTGACTTTGTTTATGATACGGATATATGTATCAGCTACTGCATGATGACTTTCATCAACTACAACTAAATCAAAATGATTAATTTTACTTAAATTATTCTCTCTTGATAATGTTTGCACCATGCTAAAGATAGTGCTTCCAGACCAGTCTTTTTCACTTCCATCTACAATGCTTGTCGTAATGTCTGGATTAACTCTTGAAAACTTTGTTTTGTTTTGTCTTACTAATTCATCTCTATGCTGCAATACTAAAACTTTGTTTCCAACTTTAAATCTTTTGCCCACTAAGGCAGACAACATAATTGTTTTGCCTGCACCCGTTGGTGCAACAACAATTGTGTTCTTATGTTTGTCTAACGCAGTTGCAGCATCATCTACTGCAATCTCTTGATATGGTCTTAAAATCATTGTTTGTTCCCTTGTAAATCGGGTAGCTTTGCGGCATCGGTGCCACCCAAACCGACTCTAGCAGACGAAGAAGGAGTCTTGCCGCTAGAAGCTTTTGACCTTACTCCTTTTTATCACCCTTATTAGCCCAAGGAGCTGGATTATACCCATTACCTTGTGACTGTGCTGGATTACCACCTGGAGGTGTTGTAGGCGGAGTAGGTGTATTAGTTGGTTGTCCACTTCCAATGTATTGATTATCTCCCACACATAAAGTTCCTACTAACTTATTTTTGTCAGCATAACCATTTGTGCCTTTTTCAATACCAATCTTTGCACAAAACTCCATTCCATCCATGTCTTCAAGACCATTGATGTTTCTTGTCTGCATGGCTTGTGGAGAAATGTCGGCTTTAGACAACCCTTTGGCACTATCAATAATATCTTTAATAGTTTCTAATCCAATTTTTTTGGTAAAACAAATACCAGTTTCTGGATCTACTCTACCACCATCAAGCATGATGTTTTGCCAAAATCTTCTTTTGTTATATGGGCCACCCACAATAACAAATTCACATTCAATCCATTTCGTGCCACGTTCACTGCTTTTAAACATTGGCTCTTGTGAATACTCTTTTAAGACCTCGCCACCTCTCTTAATAGTTAAGATAGCACGAGAAATAGTTCCAGCAGGAATGAGATCAAAATCTCCCCCACCACCGCCAGATGTTACGTTACTAAAATCAATCATTATTTACTCCCTTCGCTAGAATTAGGTGATGCAAAGTTTAATTTTTTATTAGCATCACGACCACTGATTTTTGTTAATAGTTTACCTAAATGAGGTTCTTCTAAAACCTCTAATTGTCCAGACCTATCTTTTGCTGGATAACCCCACTGATTTAAGGTTTGACATACAAACGCTCTGTATGGAGGTTGTTCATCACCACCTGGCATAACTGCCATCGTGATAACTTCGTCAACAATGCCTGGAAGTTCACGACCAGTTTTTGAGCCTTCAATCTGTAACTCAAAATTAGTCCTTCCATATTCGTCAACTTTTTCGTCAAGAATACCTACAAAGATAACATTCTTTGATCTAATGTGTTGTAAGTGTGTAAGCCAACCCATCATCTCTCGACCTTGCATACCATACACGGATCTCGTGTCAACCTTACCCGTTCTATCAGATTTGTTATCTGCATGACCATAGCAATATTGAAAACAAAGCCTACCAGCAACTGTAATACTATCGACAAAAATAGAGTCATACTTCTTCATAACTTCCATTTGATCGCCATACATCTGAGATACTCTTTGAAACTCAATTTCACTATAAGGTTGTTCTGGTGTTAGAGCTGGATTAGGGCCACCAAGAAAACAAGCAAAATCTCTGCACTCTTCCCATGTTTGTGGACGAATAACATCAATTGGCCAATTTTCAATGGCTGCATCACCAGCTTCTAAATCCATGAACAAAGTTGTATCGGGATCAAGAGTACGGGCAAGAGTAGTCTTACCCACACCACTTGGTCCACACACAACAATCTTATGTCCACGCTTTTCTTTTAAACGCTCTTCAGCAGAAATAATTTTAAGAGCCATTAGCAGCCTCCGTAATATCAACTGAAGTACCTACAACTTGAACAGTTCTATGCTTTTGTAACTTATCCTTTATTGCAGGCGGTGCATTATTATACTTACGCTCATCAATACTGTAAGTAATCTTTGCATAATGTTTAGCATCATCTTCAGACATATCGTTCATAAATGTTTGAACAAGACCCTCTTGATCCCAGTTAACTTTTTGTCTGATAGATACTTTAACTTTGTATTCGTCCTCGTTTAAAGTAACAGAACCAAAGTCTTTATTATCATCATTTAACTTTTCTCTGGCTTCATTGCCAAATCTAAGTGCAAGCTTTTCATTCATATCAGCTTGTCTTTTCTTTAATGCCTCTAGCTGACTTTTAAGGTCTTCCCTATATCGGAAGACATCAGCCATAGGCATAGTCGTAAAATCTAAGTCCATAAATATTCTCCTTCTTGTTAAATTAAGCACTAGATACCTACAAGATAGGCATACATAACCTAATTGTCAACAAACTTTATTATTTTTTTTTGTAAGAGAGATGAATATCTATATTGTGAATAGCTTTCATCATCTTCTTTTTTAGTTTAAACTCTGGTGTTAATATGCCTTTTGCATCTTCGACAACCAGTTTAGAAAGACCATTTTCTTCTTCTAATAAATATCTAAAATCTGCTATATAATTACAAATTTTTACATTATTTATTGATAATTCATACTTTATCTGTCGCTCTAATTGAGTAACGACACCAGCTCTTTCCATAGCTTTGAGTTGTCCCCACCTTTCAGCTTCCCATCTGCTGTCAAATGTTAATCCCATAGCTACAGTTTTTTTCGCAAAATATTTGTTGGTTCTTCTGTTCTTTTTGGGTATAAATGGGTATGAATAGGTCATGGAGGTAGTATAATGACAGACATATCAAAATTCAAGTCAATAGCTGTAGATATTGACACCTACAAAAAACTTAAATTAATTTGTAAAGAAGAAAGAAGAAACGCAAGACAACAAATAGGTTTAATGGTTGATAAGGAATGTGAAAAGTTAAATATTAATACTGAAAGCAAAGTCCTTGGTTTAGGTGGACTCAATCGTTCTCATCCTTGAAATCAGGCGATTCGCTCTGTTTGGAACTTGTTTGTGCCAACGGCTGTCTTCCATCTGAATTGCACATTCAGACCAGTTATTTTCTGCGAGTGCAGCACGAAACTTTATAAATTTGGAAAATCTTGGACGACCGAGATTAAACATCATGTTCGCACAAATCTTTTGTGCCTCTTTAGGTAAATCATCAAAGTTAGGAAATAACTCTCTGCATTCAATAATCGTTATCTCAATGTCTGATTGAAATAATTCATTAACTCTTTCTTCATCTATTGCTGTGCCAACAGGAAGTCCGTGTTCAGGGTCTGTTTCTCGAATCAAATGTCCGATTCCTAGCGTAGGTAGCTGAAGGTGGTCGAGGTATATTTCGTATTTCACGCCCTCGTCAATTTTAAGCTCTTCTCTTAATTCATCTATGTTCATCTGTTAAATAATCCTCCATATTGTTCTTTTGGCACTGACAATGGTGATCTGCCTCTAGTAGCAATAGCTTGATCTGCTGGACTTAATCCAAGTGTTGCACCTACTCCAGGTTGTGTAATATCTATATTACCAACAGCACTTACATTAGATGCTGGTTGTACGTTAATAGAACCTAACCCTGTATTTGTCCTGGCTGGTGGCCTTCTATCTTCTGGTTGAGGCCCAACAGCTTGAGCAAGAACTTGTCTTGGAACAGCCGAAGTTATCTGTGCTCTAGTGATCCCTAAATTAAGTCTTCCAGCTGCATCATTTACTGCATCAGCTACTCTGTCATTTACAGCTTCTGGATTGCCTCTACCAGCCTTGGCTGCTTGAACATACTTTCTAGCTATCTCTGGATTAGATCCAATCATGTTAAATATTTTTGCTTGTACAATCTCTTTAAATCTTTTGATAGGATTTGATGTAATACCTGCGGCAGCTATTGTGCCCTCTCTTGACACATCGCTTAAAAGTTCTAAATCTTTTCCAAATTCTTTAAGAGCTGTAAACTCATTTTCTCCAAGTATTTCTTTCATAACCTTTGGATCAAATCTATTTATGTGTTTAAGCAAAGCTTGTGCTGTTTGTGAACTTGAAAACACATTTTGATCAACTGCTGACAGTATATCTTCTACCACAAATTGTTTAAGATTTTGCAAAGCCTCTGGATCTTTTTCAAAAAACTTTTTAATTTTCTTTGCTTCTGCTAAAGAAACACGACCAGGTGTTGCAACAATTTGCACAGCCTCTGCTGGGTCTAACAACCCTTGATTCATTCTATTGACTAAGCTAATGCTTTTTGTTTGTGCAAAAGCCTCTTTAGCCTCTGCTAATTCTTTTAAAGAATCTACAAGCGGTCTATTTTGTGCTGTGCCACGAGCAATGATTTCATCTAAAATTTCTTTATCAAGCTTTTCTGTTCCTGACCTAGCAATCACTTCACCAAGGTTTTTTAACTCATTCCATTGCTCCTTAAACAATACCTTGCCAACATCATCGCCAAGTTTAAGTATTTGATTGTTAAATAAAGTGCCACTAAATTTACCAGATGACAACTCACCACTTTGAGCAATGCCAGTTTTTCTAATTGAGTTTTCCAAGAATGACCTTGATAACTCTTGTCTTAAAACCTCTCCTTGATCTCCGACAGTCGTTATTAATTGTTTAAGCCTTTCAGGTTGATCTGACTTTAACACTCTGTTAAAAAACGTATCTATTTCAAATTTTACATTAGGGTTATCAACACCCAAATCTCTTATACTTCTAATGAGGCCAAATCTTTCTAAATCTTCAAAAGCTTTTCTTCCAGCCTTGTAAGAGTTCATAGCGTCAAGTCTAAGTTGTGATGCTTCTCTTATCTTTTCTTTGGCAGCGTTTGATAAACCTTTTAAACCTTCCAACTTAGTTAAATTAGATCCATCAACAGCTCTGTCTAAAGTATTTCTTAAACCTGTTAAATTATCATCTAACACTCTTCTAAATAAAGCGTTCTCTGACATCAAGGCATCATTAAGTTGTTTTCTTGCTAATACAACTTGTCTAAAACTTGCCTGTTCAGGAAGATTTCTAATGGCTTCAACTGCAGCTTGTGTTCTTGTCGCAGTAGCCCCTATACCACCAGCTTCTTCAATAACTGTTTCAAGAGAAGCTTTTATCTCCAATGTCGGCACAACTCTTGCTGTTTGTGCTGATGCACCACCTGGTAATTCAACCTCTTTTAATAAGTCATCTACTCTTGCAAAATCAGATGCGGTTTTATTTTCAAACTTTATAAAAGCATCATTGACTCTATTTAATAATCTTTCATTAATGCTAACATCCATATCTACATTTTTTTGAATGTAATCAATACTTTCATTAATAGCTTTTATTGAGGCTTTTGATGCGTCTGTTTGTGCTTTTTTTAATGTGTTGAATTGTTGTTTTGACAAATTACCAAACCCAACAGCCGCTGCATCTGCTTGAGCACCTATTAAATCATTTATTAAATTGTCTTTATCTCTAAAAGCTGCATCTAAATTTTTTCTTAATCTTGTATCGTCTCTTAGTACATTTTCAGAAAACTTTTGTCTGTACCCAACCATTGCTGGTGCACCTAGAGCGTCAGCACTTGGTATATAATCTCTGTCTAATAATCTTTCTACTCTAGCTAATTTTTCGCCTTCGAGTTTTGCTGTTGGAGTTCCAGCACCTTTAGCTAGTTTTGCTCCACCACCGACTACTGCTCTACCAGCCTTAAATATTAATCCAGCACCAAATTCAAAAGTAGCTGCCAAAGCAGCTTCTGTAGCAACATCTTTTGCCACTTCTTCCGCACTTTGCTTTTGTACGCCAAGTAAACTTTCAACGCCTTCTTCTATCGTCTGTCCAAGTGCAGCACCAGCACCAGCTCCAACCGATGCACCAGCTAATCCAAAAGGTAATCCTAATATAGTACCACCTATAGCACCCACAGTTTCTGGCACAAATCCAGTTAAGTCAGCTATATCACCAAATGAAAAACCCTCATCTTCTATGACTAAATTTTTACCCACAGGATCTAATCCACGTTTACGTTGACCTTCAAATGTTAATGCTAATCTTCCTTCATTATCTCTTGTAAAACCATCTGCTCCTACAAGCTTTGTTAATATAGCCTCTTGATCTTCTGCTGATTCACCAAAAGATAACAAGGCTCTTAATCCAGAATCTGCACCAGTTTTATAATCAAAATTTTCTCTATCTTTGTTACTAATCGTGTCACCAGCTTGCTCTAAACCTTTAAGCTGACCTAATCTTGGAGTTTGTTGTAAAACACTTAATATTCTTTGTTTTTCAGTATCTGTAGGTGTATCACCTTTAATATTAAATTGTTTTATATCACCGCTTGCAGGATCTCTTACTTTTATAACAGCCATTAGTCATCTTCATCTTGAACATTAAATATACCATCATCTCCTACTTTTAAACCTTTGTATTTATTTTCAAAAACAGGAGTCTCTCTTCCAGTATATTTATTTAAGGTGGTTACACCATCTCTAATATCTTGTTTGCCTTCAACAACAATTAATTCGTAAACTTCTTTTAAAGCTAACTGTAAGGTTCTTGGATCAGAAAAAGTGTCTAATCTACCAACAATTTTTGTAACTCTTTCTCTATCTGCATCTGAAATGGTTTTACCAGCCTCACCTAAAATTTGTGGTGCTTTTTTAGCAGCTATCGAATCTAAAACATATAAAACTTTAGCTTTGTCTGTCGCATCATCACTGCCTTTAAAGCCAAAAGCTGCTGCAAAACTTGAAATACTATCCGATATTTGTCCTGGAGCATCTACTTTTCCAGACTTGACAATGTTATAAGCTTTCCCCAAATCTTTTTCAATTTTGTTTAAGCCATTGTCCATTCTTGTAAGTCTTTGAATATAAGTATCATATTGGTTAGGATTGAAAAAACCTTGTTTTGGTAAATCAGGACCTTTATAATTAGGATTTATATTTGCAACGTCAATTTGCAAATCTTTAGGTGCATCCTTAAATAAAGAAATCGGTGTATATTTTGACATATATTTTTCACCAAACTCAGGTGTTTTAAAATAAGCCTCTGCAGCTTTCTTGTATATTGCATCAGGTATAATTTCAAACTGTTCATTAAATTTAGCATTTTCGTCTAGTGCTGCAAGTTCAAAACTATTAAGTCTAACATTTTGACCTTTTTCAAAATTTTGTTGTAAACCTTTTATGCCACCAGTTTTACCTTTTGGTACAATATAGTAATTACCTCTGTTCATGGCTGCTGCTTGATCTTCTTTTTTTCTGCTAATAGCAAATGCACCAGCTTTTGCTCTTATGGCTTTAGCCTCACTAACAGCCTTACTAAACTCTGGCATAGCAGCCTCTCCTGCCTCGCCAACTGAACCAAGTATATTGCTTAAATTAAAACCTTTACCAGCTCTGTTTTGCATAAGTGCTAAACCAAAAGACATTAATGCTTGTTTAGTATCAGGGTCGCCAGATATATCTAATCCTGTAGCTTCACCAAATTCTTTAATATAATCCGCATATTCACCAGGCTTTATGCCAGGTTTTACTTCTTGTAAAAAAGAGTCTAATGCACTCTTTGTAGCTTGTTGTGCATTTGTAAGTGCTTGGCCCTCCCCTGTATCAGAAGCTGTTTCTAAATCTTTGTCTGTAAATGTATCTGTATAGTCAATATCACTATCGGGTGCAGAGGTATCTGTTTCAGCTTCTTTTTGTATTTTAGCAACAGTTTCAGCATCAGCAAAATCACCAGCACCAAATGCTCTGGCATCAGGCTGACTTCCTTTTAAGGTATCTTGTATAGCTTTTGCAGCAGCTGATTGTAATCTATCTTGACCGACTTGCGTAAATATGTCTGAGCCAGGTATATTTGGCTCTACATTTGGTAAAAAAGGTTCTTGACCAGTTACTGTGTCTTTTGATCTATCTCTGCCTGCTACTCTTTTTTTGAAACCCTCGGGTGATTCTTGAGATAATATATCACCAATAACATTACCAGTTGGGTCTGTAAAAGCAGATATTAAACCTGTTGCTTTCCTTAAATTTTCTAATCCAGACAACCCAATATTGCCTATACCCTTTAAAATACCCATGCCTGTAGTTTCGCCAGGTGATGTTTGCAATTGTCCAATTGGTGATATAAACTTATCTTTTAATGGGCCTTTACCAGCCAAGCCCTGATTGTATAGCTCCATAATTTCAGAGGCAGTCTTAGGTCTTTGAAAACCCATTAGATTTAATAATTGATCGGTATCACCTATATTAAGTCCTGAAATATTTTTAGGTGCCATACTACTTCCCCGTAGGCCCACCACTAAAAGGTGCTATTTGTGATAATGTTGTATATGCACCTATACCTTGCAAAAATGGATTTGCAGCTGGTTGTGTGGCTTGTGTAAATGTTGATGGAATACTTGAGCTAGGCATACCTTGAAGTAGGTTTTGACCTAATTGTAATCTTGTAAAAGGTTCTTGTGCTTGCTGTAACATATTTGCTCTTTGTGCATCTAATTGTG